TCGTTCAAGCACAAGTCCATACCGGCCCAGCGTCAGTCAATCAACCTTACCAACATCGCTGGCGAAGGAACAATCAACACCGAAGGTCTATGGCGCCGTGGTCAGACTGACTGGACAAGCGGTGCAGGACAGAAGTACCTTGACCGCAAGACCACCTCAGATGATTCTCGCTTTTACCAGAGCAAGGGCGTTGACGTATTTGCCAGCCCCGGTCAGGTCACGTTGCAAAACGCTACCAAGTCCATTAAGACCAGCGCCAACACCAACCTTAAGATGTCCCGCTGTGGTGCCTACACCTACATCATTGACGGCGCTGCTGTCTATGAGTGCGCCGACATAACGGCGGGTGTGCCAACGTGGACCGCCATGACCTTCAACGGCGCTTCTGGACACGTTACGCCAAGCGCCTTCTACTCCATTGACTCCAACGGGTCGTTTGTATTTTTGGCAACCGACACGGGTATCTGGTACTACCGAGCTGGCGGTGCAGGTGGAACACTTCGTCGCTTTGAGTGTTACGCTGAAAACGATACCGGCACTCAGTTTACCGGCTACAACATGGTCCGCTGGTGCAACGATCGCGTAGTTGCTGGTTCGGGTATTCGCCTGTACTGCTTTGCTACGAACCACGTTACTTGGTCTACTTCTAGCGGTGCTGGTCCTGGAGCAAATGACACTCTGTACTCAATGGCTAACGACCTTTCGTGGACGTGGAGCGACGCTTGCCCAGGACCTACGGCTATCTACTTTACTGGCTACGCTCAAATAAGCGGCAAGGGCTACAACGGTGGCGTGTTTAAGTCTGGCATCACCATCAGCGGTACGACTATCACCGTCAATGTTCCCACTCAGGCTTTGCCCATGTCTCCCGACGAGTACCCCACTTGTATCCAGGGCTACCTGGACTACATTTTTATTGGCACCAATCGAGGTATTCGCATGACCCAGCCGGACAATCAGGGTGGATTGACAAGCGGGCCTTATTCGCCCAGCATCACTCAGCCGGTGACGTACCCTGTTCGATCCATTACGGGTGACGGACGCTTTGTGTGGTTCGGCTGGTCTAACTACGATGCCCTAAGCACTGGTCTGGGACGCCTGAACCTTGCCAACAACATTGCCAACCAAGCACTTACCCCGGCATACCAGTCCGACCTTATGGTTACTGGTCAAGGAGAAGTCCTTGATGCGTCATGGGACCCTGCGCTGGGTCAGCCCTTGTTTGCCGTATCCGGTAAGGGCTTCTACACCACCGACACGATCAAGTATGTTGCTCAAGGCTACATCAAGTCCGGTGGTATCACCTACGGTATTCCCGACCACAAGACCCCCGTATTCTTTGACTACGGCGTGAACCAGCCTGATACCACTCCGGTCGGCGCCACTAAAGCCTTTGTCGGCGCAACTCTTGAGGTAGAACCCTTTGATCCATCTCAGAAGCGAACGCTTGACATTCCCCCAGCGGGCGAAGGTATAAGTCAAGTAACTATCCCGTCCGGTTCGGCGTACAAGAGCGAGATGTTCCAAGTAACAGTTTATATCAACAGTGATAGCGCCCAAGCCACAACGCCCATTCTTTATCGTTACACGCTTATTGCGTGGCCTGCCACCGTTTCTGAGACACTAATTATTGTGCCGGTACAGTTGCACCTAGTCAACGTAGTGGACGGCCTAGAAACGTATGCGGACCCTTACGATGCTTTTATGTACTTTGAGGGACTACGGCAGAACAACTCAATTATTACTTACCAAGAGTCCACACTTACGGCAAATGTAGTTATTACACAGCTTGACTGGCAACCTCACAAACGGCAGGGCAACTACGAGTCAGGGTTTGAGGGCAACTGCATTGTTTATCTAACTACCGTCGGCGGTTACAACACTTACCCCGGTATTCCAACCAACTAGAAAGTATAATAAATTTATGGCACTTACATATCCACAACGAGGCTTCGCAGGTGCGGCGGTCGCTGGCACTATCTCGTCGCCGGGACTTACCGCAATCAATGGCCCAGGCATTACATTCACGTCCAGTAGCACCCTAATCGGCTGGACGGAGATTGCCAACGGATCATGGTCTGGCAACTACGTTTGTATCACCTTTGAATATGGAACGGCAAACGAGGAAAAGATTCTTTGCACGTTCAACTCCAGCACAGGGACCTTCACCATCGTTACTCGTGGCTATGACGGCACTTCTGCCGTAGCACACGTTACCGGCTCGTTGTTTATCCTTACCTCAACGGCTACCGAGGCGGCTGAGCTCAACGCTGTCACCCAGTCAATGAAGAACCTGTTGCTGACCAACGGACTCAGCCCACTCCCCGCCGACATCTCCACGTCCGCTGCGGCTCTGGGTATTTCCACCAAGCCGTCATCGGCTGACCACACCCACAAGTTGACGGCAAGCACCCTTAATGGTTGGCTTAGTGGCTCTGCTTCGGGCGCCATAAACCCCGCTGTAACTGTATACCCCACAAGTATCAACTCCGGTGCACTGCCATCTGGCGTGACGCTTACGTCCAATATTGCCAGCACTCAAATCAACTCCGGTGCACTGCCATCTGGCGTGACGCTTACGTCCAATATTGCCAGCACTCAAATCAACTCCGGTGCACTGCCATCTGGCGTGACCATTCCCCTATCTCAAATCACTAACCCACCTGCGGCTGACTTTGCCGATAGTTCTGCTAACTATGCGGTTACATTTACGACTACCGCTAACGCTCTGTCCGTTGCGGTAAACCCCGCAGGAAACCATAAGCAGTTTGTGTGGAGAACTAGCTTGTCTCAGCAGGGCAATGCTTCAGGAGCCTCCTACATGGACGTTAAGGCTATTATTCGTTACCGCATTGTCGGTGCCGCTACTTGGACAAACGGTACGGCGACAACCATTGGCGTTTGTGCTGGCACCAACGATTACCGTTGCTTAAGTGGCGGTGGTGTAGTGACCCTTGGTAGCGCAGACAATTATGAGTTTCAGATTGGTTTTCAGACTGCAATAACCGGATACACAGTATCTATATATCAAATTCGATTAGTAGTAGAAGGGCTTAACTAATGGTAAATAAAGACGTTCGTTCTGACATTGTTTTAGCTGCAAAGTGGGGATTTGTCAATCGTCAGCACTTTATATATACAGAGGCCGCTAATCGTATGGCCTTTGAAAAGCAAGGAATTAAGTTTCCCATTACCACCGACTGCAGCGGCTTTGTCACATTCTGTTATTTTGTGGCTGGTGCTGCTGATCCGAACGGCGCAAACTACGCTGGCTGGGGATACACTGGCACACTACTGCAACATGGTAAGCAAATCGCCCTTAAGGACGTGCAGCCTGGTGATGTAGTGGTTTATGGACCGGGAACCGGTTGGCACACAGCAGTCGTTGTAGACGTGTCTGGGCCCAACGCAACCAATCCGCTGACCATTTCTCACGGTCAACAAGGCGACCCATCTTTTGTACATGTATTGCAAGACAACCGGCAGCCAATCCGGTACCTTCGATTCCCGACAGCGCAAGTTCGTCCTTCGGTCCCCCTCGCATGATTGCTTCACTTCACTGGGGAGACCTAGCCAACTACAGTACGGCTACCGCTCCTGCTCTCGCTTTAACCGCATGGTTGGGACGTGTCCTTTGGCGTAAGATTCGACACGAACTAAAGCCTAACTCTGGCACCAGCCTTCGTGATGCCGTGGACCGTATTGAAACTATGGTCACAGAAACCCAGCATGAACTAGAAAAGCACATTTCCTACCACAAGGGACAGGAGTCTCAACAGTGAAGCCCGGCGACTTAGTATTCTGCACCAGCAAAGGAATCATCGGGTCTGCTATCCGGTGGGCACAGCGTAAGGATATTGGCGAAGTCTATGCCAAGTACAACCACGTTGCCATCCTTGACCGTGAAGTAGATGGTGAATGGTACGTCATCCAGGCTGAAGCCGCAGGCGTGACCGACGACAAGAAGTTAGAATCTATTGCCCCAGGTGGGCAGTACAGGGTAGTGGAACTTCCACTATCTATAAACTCAGATCAGTTCCTACAGTTTGCTCGCAGTCAAGTAGGTTCTGCTTATGGCTACATATCCATCATATCCTGTGCTTTTGACCTTCTTCTCCCAGATCGCATCTGCCTACGACGGACGGGGACCTGGATTTGCTCTGGCCTTACAGCCGCCAGCCTTATGTATTCAGGCTTTAAGGGCGCTCAGGGATGGCCCGATTTGTACACCGTAACTCCGTCACAAATAGCCTACGCAATCAGTCTTAGCGTGTAGAATAGAGTGACCAAAGGAGGTCACTTGCAACTCCACCCAAATACCCACATCATTATCCCTGATACTCAGGCTAAAGAGGGCGTGCCAACAGACCACTTAAAGTGGATTGGGCAATACATTGTAGATGAGTTCCACGATAAGCCCGTCAAGATTATTCACCTTGGCGACCATGCCGACATGCCCTCTCTGTCTATGTACGACAAGGGTAAGAAGTCTATGGAAGGAAGGCGCTACACCGCAGACATAGAGGCAGCCAACTCTGCTTGGGCAATCCTTAACGCTCCGATGGTTGAACTCAATAAAACACGCGCTAGGACAAAGCATAAGGGGTGGCACCCAGAGCGACACATCTTACTTGGCAATCACGAAGATCGAATCAACCGAGCGGTTGAAGGTGACGCTCAGCTTGAGGGTGTTATCTCCACAGATGATCTCAACTACAAGCGCACCGGGTGGAAAGTTAAGCCATTCAAAGAAATCCTGTGGCTAGACGGGGTGGGTTACAGTCACTTTTTCTACAACCCCATGACGGGCAAGCCTCTAGGTGGCAATGTGGAGTCACGCCTCAAGAGCATTGGGCACACCTTCACCATGGGCCACCAGCAGACCCTCATGTACGGCCTACGGTTTGTGGCTGGCGCGTCACAGCATGGCCTAGTAGCCGGAGCCTGTTACCTGCACGATGAGGACTACAAGGGGCCGCAGGGTAATGCACACTGGCGCGGCATCGTCGTCAAGCATGAGGTTCGGAATGGGTCCTATGACCCTATGTTTGTTAGTTTGGACTATCTGTGTAGGAGATACGAGGGCGTTCCTTTAGAGAAGTTTTTGGCAAAGAAATATCCAAACTTGCACATGTCATAACCCTCATGTACTGTAATGTCCTAACCATACGAAGGGAGCATTACATGTCAGACGAAGTGATAGACCGAAAGAATGAGGGATTGCAATGACAACGACACCTTGGGGTGAGGACCCCAGCACGTTCCACGAGCCTTGGTGCATCGTGTGTGGGTCCAACAGCCCCAGCACTTGCATCTGTGAGGACGACGAGAAGACATGATGCAACTCAAGTGCAAGTGCCTACACACCATTGCGTCCCACGATGACGGCGCATGCAATGCCATGGTCTTTCTAGGCGAGAACCAATGGATTAAGTGTCACTGTCGGGAGATAGTAATAGCAGTAACAAGTAACCCTGCGGTGCAGGGCTGGTTGCGGAGTCTCCGCAGAGGGAGAAAATAATGAAGTGCGTTCACTGTCAGCGTGAAATTACCTACATGGACAACCAGAGCTTCTGGGTGCATGTGGAGACACGCGAAGAAGAATGTCGTCGAACGTTTGCCACACCATTTGAGGCAGACATAACGTGCAAGTGTGGACACAACCGTGTATTCCACGCTTTCCGTGATGATGCAGTACCATGCTTTGCTATTGGCTGTGCATGCCAAGACTTTGAGGGAGAAACCAATGATTAGTATTTTCACCGCAAGCCACGACACCAAGTTCCTTCACCGGGCTGAGTGGTCACTTATTGAGCAGACCGAACAGGACTGGGAATGGATTGTGCTGTTAAACGGCCCAGCGATTGAGCAGGACTGGGAGCGCAGTGACCACCGGGTCATTGTGCTGCACTCCAAGCAAACCGACAACATCGGTGCGCTCAAAAAGGAAGCAGTAGAACACTGTAAGGGAGACATTCTGGTGGAACTAGACCACGATGACGAGCTGGCCCCGGACGCCTTAGAAAAGTTGCTGTGGGCCTTTAGGATTGACCCCAGCATCTCATTGGTGTACTCCGACACGGCGCATATTGACGAGGACAGCAAGCCAGAGATGAGCCAGTTCTCAGCCGATCACGGCTGGTTCTATTACACCGAGGGTGAGTACAAAGCGGCATCGTCCTTTGAGCCATTCCCGCACAACGTCTCCTACATTTGGTACGCGCCTAACCACCTGCGAGCGTTCAGGGCGACCGCATACGACGCTGTAGGGGGCTATGACGCCTCTCTGAGCGTCCTGGACGACCAAGACCTTATGGCACGTCTCTACCAGTACGGCGAGTTCTACCACCTGCCCTACTGCCTGTATTTTCAGCGTGTCCACACCGGCAATACCCAGCGTGACCCTGAGAAGAACGCTCGGATTCAAATTGAGACGCAGACGATGTACCACAAGACCATTGAACCCAACGCTCTGGCGTGGGCTAAGCGGCGTGGTCTGCTTGCTCTTGATCTTGGAGCCTTCCACAACAGGCGAGATGGCTACCTTGGTGTGGATGTAAAGTCTGGCGACAACGTTGATTATGTGTCTGACTTCTTGGACCTAGACCTACCCAACAACTCCGTAGGGGTTATCCGGGCGGTGGACTTTTTGGAGCACACACCTGACCGTATACGCGTCATGGAGAAGATTTGGAACCTGCTTGCTCACGGTGGCATGCTGCTCAGCGACACACCCAGCTCCGACGGACGTGGGGCTTTCCAAGACCCCACCCACATCTCCTACTGGAACGAGAACAGTTTTTGGTACTTCACCGATCCGAACTACCAGAAGTACGTTGACACCGAGGCCGATTTTCATTCGTCGCTGTGTTACACCTACTTCCCTTCGGAGTTCCACCAAGTTCGTCAGATTCCCTACGTTCGAGCGAACCTGGTGGCGATGAAGAACTACGCAGCCCGACTCCACCCATTCGGTGGGCTACGCCACATTTAGGAGATAACCATGCTGCTAAAAGGTAATTGTCTTGAAACCCTCAAGACCCTCAATACTGCCTCGGTGGACTCAATCGTCACCGACCCACCTTATGAACTCGGTTTCATGGGTAAGTCTTGGGACAATTCTGGTATCGCTTACAACATTGAGTTATGGACCGAATGCCTGAGGGTGCTGAAGCCAGGTGGACACCTACTCGCTTTCTCTGGCTCTCGCACCTATCATCGAATGGTTGTGGCAATCGAGGACTCCGGCTTTGAGATACGAGACCAGATTATGTGGATTTACGGTTCAGGTTTTCCTAAGTCTAAAAATGCAGCGTTAGCCATAGACAAGGGTGAAGGACACCCCAATCGAGGCAGGGCAATCCCTACCGCATCTAAGTATCAGGCTAGTGACCTAGAGGAAACCAACAAACTGACTAGCAATCTAGTTCCCCCATACGAAGCCAAATCAGAAGTAGCCCAACAATGGCAGGGCTGGGGAACCGCACTAAAGCCAGCCCACGAACCTATCTGTGTCGCTCGTAAACCCCTAATCGGCACAGTAGCCAACAACGTCCTTACCTATGGAACGGGTGCAATCAACATTGACGGGTCACGGGTGGGGAGTGACATTGTAGAAAGTGGTAGGGCTGGCAGAACTGTTGGAGTGAGCAACTCTATGTCAGACATAGCACCGACAACAAAAGCAACATCTGAAGGTCGCTGGCCTGCCAATGTAATCCACGACGGGTCAGACGAAGTGCTGGCAGGGTTTCCGAACGAGGCAGCCCGTTTCTTCTACTGCGCTAAGGCTTCCAAGTCTGAACGGAACGCAGGGACAGATGGCGCAAATAACCACCCCACCGTAAAACCCCTAGCACTAATGCGCTACCTTGTTAAGCTTGTGACCCCACCGAATGGCACAGTTCTAGATCCGTTCCTCGGTTCAGGCACGACCGCAGTCGCAGCGACACTAGAGGGCTTTGACTGGATTGGCTGCGAGATGACCGAGGAGTATTGGCCCATCATCAAGGCACGAGTTAAGTGGACGCAAAACGAGCGCACCACAACCTTGTTTTGATT